ACCTTCTATGTTTAGATAATACACATGTCTTGGGTTTTTTAAATTTCCTTGATATTCTGTTTTCTGTGCTGTGGCAGCAAAATCCAGCGATGTTGTTGTTTTGCCGCATTTGGGCTGGCCGGTAAATATTACGAAACTTCCTTCTGGTATGCCTCCACCAAGGACTGTATCTATAGCTGGACTTACTGGAATAATTACTGATTCTCTGTCAATAATGGTGTTAGCAGATAATATGATATCGCTTCCAAAATTTTTTACCACATCTTGTTTAATTCCCATCGTCTATATCCTCTAATTTAGAAATAATACTGTGCTTGGTTTTATTTTTCCTGAACTTATTTTTATCGGATCTATCAAAATCTTGAGTGAGTTTTTTGTTTTTGTTTTTCAATATGTCTTCGTGTTCTTCTATAATAGGCTTAAGGTGAGGAGCGCGAAACGAATAAATCTTTTTTGCTCTTTTGTCTTTAAGAGCTGCACATATGGCCTCAGCGCTATATTTTTTTAACAAGTTGTGAGCAGAATGGATTTGATTTGTATATCTCTTCTTCCAATATTCTGTAGTCCAAAATCGATAATGCAAGTCCTTCTTTTCACATACGGCTATATTTTCACATAGCATCTCGGTAATATACTGTGCTGCTGACACAGTTTTACCATTAGAGTATTTAGATGGATATTTCATCTCTTATCTGATAGCGAAGAAGCTTCCTTGGTCATTATACATACAGAATTTTGTTTTTTTCCAGCCGTTTCTGTTAACATCATCTTTAATGTGTGGCTTTTATTTTTTTCTGTATTCTTGAATCTAGCAATACATTCTTTTGGTTTGGTCTTTGAATAATCTGTAGGAGTATTTTCTTGCTGCGTATTTTTTTTAATATAGTTTTCTACTGTGACTATCTTTAACTTTAATTCCTTAGCTATCTCTTCACTATCTTTACCTATACTATTTAACCAGTTGATAGCGTATTTTTGTGTCTTATTTAATCTAGTTGTTGCGCTCATTGTCTGCCTCACTTCTTAATGATTCTGTTAAATACTGAATGAATTTCTGAAAGATAGCCTCAATATATTCTGTGTCGTTTTTGTCTAGCGGTACTGGAATATGAAATTTTTCTTGTCTAACGGACTTAGTTCCTATTATTTCTGATTTTTCATTTTCTAGATATACTATGCCGTTGATCTCAAATAATATCTCCTTACCTCCTTCAAATACTCTTTGCGGGAATTGATGGTTCTTGAGTGAGTTTTCTTCTGCCTTTGTCTCGTTTTCTATAAATTCATTATTTGTTTTTTCTTGACTGCTTTTTACATCATTAATAAAATCATGTAGTAAATTTTGATTTAGAATACGTTTGGCTTTGTCTACTATCTCTTGATCTTGATTCATTATCAGTTTAACTCCCTTCTAGCTAAGTGTAACCAAGATGGTTGTAGCTCTTGTAAATATCTTGTATAAAGAGTAAATACTTTATGTCCAACTGTTATATATTTTACTTGGTTATTTTTATAACTCGAAGGCTTTCTACTTGTATTATTTGGTTGAATTTGATTTGCTGGGTTATAAATCTGCTTATTAGCATCAATTCTAATCATGAATTTTATACTGCCATCATCTCTAAATATTTTTTTGGCTAATACCTTTCGATCATCATTATATCTTCTAGGCATACCCTCTTCATCAACAAACTCTTTATCGTATGGTGCGCAGTAATACGAGTTAGTTTGCATAATTTTATTTATCATTTTGGTTTCCAGTTTACCTTTTTAGTTTTTTTGATTCTGGTCATTCCGTCTGGCAATTTACCATCCTTGTCTTTTCTATATTCATTGTGTTTATGAAATAAATGATTTTTCTTATCTTCGCTAAATTTTTCTGCGTTGCGATTAGCCAAATCTCCTATAGTTTTTAATTCTGAATCGTGCTTTCTTATAGACAAATAGCTTCCAGAAATATCAGACATTAAATCTCTATTGATATTAGCAGAATTGCAAAATATACAACGTATTTTATTATTAGAATAATCGTTAATAGAACAGCTAACCTCAAAAGGTTTTCCGCATTTCTCACAATAAAAAGAATATTCTGGCATCAAATATCTCTTTGTAAATTAGCAAGTATTCTTTTGTTCTTTGTTTTTAAGAAGTTAATATACTTTTTGAATATGTAAGAGTCTACCTTTTTAAATTGTTTATTTTTACATATTGTGTCTGTATAGTTTTTTTTATTCTTAACTGATGAGTGTAGTAAGATAGGGTTGTATGGCGTCCCATTTTCGTTGACCAGTATATAGTAACGCTCAGTGTTTTGCTTATCCAGCATATTCTTAGGTTTGGCATAGACTATAAGCTTAGCCAGCACTCTTGAATCGTCTCCATTCTTAATGCGTGGATATTCATCATTATCAATGAAATCTTCCATACCTATTACGCAGTAAAATTTATCTGAATTATCCATGTTTATCCTAAAAAATCTAGCCACTCTGCATGCTTACCTATAGTAGAATTTTCTATGTAGTGTGTCAAGAACTTACTACTGTACTGAGGCATCGTTGGTTTTTTCAACAGCCGCATCTGTGCTTCATCTGGTGTTCTATTCGCTTTTCTTCGATTGCATTTCTGGCAGGCGGTAACTATATTTGTCCAGTGGGTAAATTTATTGGTTTGTTTTATTCTAGATTTAGGTACTATATGATCATATGTTAATTTGTTTTTATCGAATCTTTGTCCACAATATTGACAAGTATAATTATCTCTACAAAAAACATTCCTCCTTGTAAACTTAATTTTTTTGTTATATAGATTTCTAAAGTCATTAATTTTAATTACTGACGGAGTTTTCAGTTCTCCGTCAGCTTTTTTAATAAAATCCGAGGTATGATAGTTCAATACTTGAGCGCTAACCATACCAGTATTTATCCTATAAAGAAGTACCATGGATTTTTTCCAGGAAAGGATACCAATTGGTCTAAAATCAGCATTAAGTATTAAACAATGTTTATGCATCTTTCTATAATTTTCTTACTAAATCCGCAATGATAGGATTCCTAACGATATCTACTGCATCAAGACCAGAAAAACCTATACCTTGAGTATCTTGAAGTCTTTCCATAATCATGTGAAATCCTCCCTTTTGATGGGTTAACAGGTCGGATTGTTCTAAATCACCGGTTAATACCATTTTACTGTCCATGCCTATTCTTGTCAATAGCATTTTTAATTGATCATACGATGCATTCTGACACTCATCGGCCACTATAAATGCATCATGAAAACTTCTACCTCTCATTAAACCTAATGGAACAACTTCTATTTGTCTAGTATATTTTAATTTTTGGAAATGCTGAGGTTTCAAAAAATAATCTACTTCATCAAACAGCGGGAGTAAATATGGGTGTAATTTTTCTTCTGCGGTACCTGGTAAGAAGCCAAGTCGCTCACCCGCTTCAACAATTGGCCTAGTAATTACAATTTTTTTGACTTTGTAATCTAATAAATATTCAAGGGCCATACCAATTGCAATATGTGTTTTACCGCTACCAGGAACACCTTGGCAAAAAGTTATGATATTTTCTGCTACGGTTCTGATATATTCTTTTTGATTAATAGATCTTGGCTTAAGCCTATTTTTAAAACCAACGACAATGTCTTCAGGTTTATCAAAATGATCTACAGTATTATTGCTTGTAGATTTATATTGATTATCTAATACGCTAAATTTATTATTATTGTTATTGCGATTTTTTCTTTTTCTCAATGTTATACCTTTCGGAATAAAGGATCAAATCAGACATGCACCACCAGCACAACTAATTTCCTCTATTCCTATAGTATTATCCTCTGTTTCCAATAGTTGTGTATAATCAACCTTAGTAAAACTATTATACAAATCTGTGTAAATTTTCCAATTGTACACATCTTTCATACAGTAGCTAAGTCTTTTAGTATCATTATCAAAATATTTTTTAGCAAATCTTCTCATTTTTAGCGCAAATAATTTCTTATCATCAGGATCTTGATCTGTATCTTGATCTAGTGTAATATAGTCACAAGCTTTCCATAGATTATTATCAAAAGCATTTAGTCCCAGTTCAATTAATCCCGAACACCATAAAGAAGCGTCACCGTATTCTTTGGCTATTTCTTTACTTGTGTAGACCGTGGTAAACGGGGCCTGGGGATAATCTTTGTCCCCGCTTTGCGGAATAAGGCTGACACCAGCAAAATACTTACGGTTATGATAAATGTATTTAGTTACAGATTCCCATTCATCAGGTTGTACCGTCACTGTATTGCTTACATTATGGCTAAGAAAATCTTGAGTACATAATGATCTGTTTTTGCCAGATTGTACCCAGTTTCTTTGGGTTTCTTTGACCACACTTAGCATTTCCACTGCCGGTAATTGGTTTTTTAATTTTGAACCGTCCGGTACCTCGATTGGAAATTTGATAACCTCGTCTGTATTATTAGCAGACCATGATGACTTTTCACAAGCTTGAGGATTATAACTTTTAAAGTATTGGTAAGGAGGTTCTAATACATTAGCCTGTACATGTCTAATATACCTTTTCGCATGATGCGGATGGATACCGGAGCTAGTACCAAGCATAGAGCTACTTGTACCCTCTGGTTTCAAACAGGTGACTCGTGCTGCTTGATTAATTCCTATCTTTTTGGATAGCTCTTTATTTGTTTCAACAGCAATTTTTGCTCCTGCCTTTAAAACCTTTTCTGTTAGTACTAGATCATGCTTTTCCATAATACCTGTTAATGAAACACCAAGCAGTGCTTCTCTGTCAAAGATAGACTTGCTAACTTCACCTAAATAATCTAGGTCGGTAAATCCTGCTTGTAGGGTTCCAATAATAGCAGCTGCTTTGCATCTCTCATAAAAATCATCTTCATCTGTTACAGAAGAACAGTTGATAGTAGAAAGATTACAGCCTTGCCACCCTGACTTGCCAGTTTTTTCATCAACAGGCCACATGCCGACTTCAACGCAATTATGTACATATACGCTATCATTATCAAAAGCATGAATCTCTTCTACTGTACAGTCATAAACATCAACCACTTGACCAATATTTTTATTTATAAGCTTGTCAATGAAGTGTGTTCTGTTTGGCATTCTTTTATAGTTATTAACTATGGATAGAATTTTTTCACTTTTGTCTCTATTTTTGATCGGTATGCATTTAGCAAATCTGACAACATTATCGCTACTTATTACTAATTCATGAGCGCTTTGACAGAAATAACTCTTGGTTCCTCCTTTACCATCCGGCATCACTCGATATCCTTCGCATCTACGATTTTGATATATTTTAGAATATATGCCTAATGCGTTAAGTGCTATTTGTAAATTTTGCAAGTTATTCAATTGCGAAGAAGAAATACGCAATGAGGAACCTTTTATGTTATTGACTAAAACTGTTCCGTCAGCATCAAAATACCCAGCAATTAATCCAGATATATGATTCCATGATCCACAAACAGATTTTTTGTTTAATTGTTTTTGATTGCCAACAAAACAGTCTTTTTCTGTTGCAAACTTCATCAATTGTGTCGATTCGATAGAGCTGTAAACAGCAGTTGAAGATTGACTTTCTTTATGGTGATGATTGATAAAACCCACATCAGAAAGCATGTCGTATGCTTCTTGTCTGTATTCTTCTTTAGACTCTCCCCACCATCTTAATTGTGCTGCAGATTTGGATTTGGTGCCGTCGCCCATGAACATGCCGAGCAAATAGCCCTTTTTCCAGTCTTCAGAATTGCAATCGAAAGTGTTTTCATTTTCTACAAGGAAATCTCTATGATTATTGATTACAATATTGTCCGCAAGCTTTAAGTCTCCTGCTTCTTTCCATCCTTGGGTAGTCATTATTTTATGGTTGTGGGTAACTTTTAATTTTCTTCCAGATTTAAATTCAAGCTCTAAAACTTGTTTATTCCCAGTTTTCCAAAAACCTTTGATACTTGGATAGGAAACTCCATCAACAACAGCATTAAAAGGGGTACCTATAAGATCTTCAACCATTTGTAGTCCATTATCTGTTACTACGGTTGAATCTTTAATGACACATGGATTAAAAGTCATTTCTGTAGAATCGCTCCAGATAAATCCTGGCTCACCAAATTCTTTAACAGACTCCATGAGATTCTTAAAATCTTCATAAGATGTATCGTCTTTTAATAATAATGCAGAGTTGTTGCTTCTTGCCCTTTGGGGATTTTCCATATACCAGTTACCAGTTTTGGCTTTGGCCATCTCATCGTCATCAGCACTAAACAATGCTAATGACGCACTTCTACGCACCCCACCAGATAATACAGCATCGCTACTGTGCATAATAATATCATAAGCATCAATAGGTTTGAGCTTTTTTTGACCATTGGCAATACACCTGTCTAAGAGTTCTCTAATTTTTTCCAACCCGTTTTTCAGAGGTTCTGGGCCGGGTGCTTTCCCAACTCCAGAGGCCAACTTTTTACCCTTTTCTCTAATATTGGAGTAGTCAAAAACAATATACTTATCTTTGTATTCTGCAAAGCGTTGCTCGCTAGGTTTATTAAAGTAAGAACTGAGCAATATGCCAAGCGCATCAGCCCAACCCTCTATACTATCATCTATTATGTGTTTTACACCTTTTCTTTTGTCTTTTTTTTCGGTAGATAGGTTCGGCAGCTTAGCTACGTGATGTTTTTGAATACTAAAACCTGTACCGCTTCCGCATAATAAAAGCCAGAAACATTCTTGAAAAAATCTTAGACGATCACAGTAAGAACTGGTGCAATTGTATATCTTTGCGTGTCTCTTTAAAATGGGATCCCCTCCAAATTGCAGAGCCCTTTGGCTGCCTAAAACTTTCTTTTTAAACATAATATCATAAGCCCAATTGATATCGTCGCTAATATCTTGCTTTTGATAGTATTCTAGCATCATATCTCTAACCCTGTCTACGGCTTCTTTCCAGGTTTCTCTGCGATTTTCAGCTTCTATCCATCGGGCATATTTGCTGACGAAAGTATAATTTTGTAGTTCATTTAAAGCAGACATACTTACTCCTTAGAAATTTATCCGATAGACCCGAGATTAAGAAATGATTTGTTCATACAGATATGATAAATCGATAGAGGTTGGAGGCAAGGGTCTGTGATTAAAGTTTTTGTTACGCTTCTATATACACCGCACATGATTATTGGGTAGAAACTTTTTACGTTGCTATTTCTTTAATCCATGAAAGATTTGGTGTACATTTAATTATTTTTATACCTGTTTGCTTTACAAATAAATCAAAACGATTTTTTGATTTTTCATCAAACAGTTTTGTTCCGTGACTATCAGCCATATAGACCTCGGTAATACCTTCTTGCCATAATGCCATGATGCAATCATTACAAGATTGACCAGTTATGTATGCTCTGCCGTTATCTGGTCGTATGACACAGTTAGATAATGCATTTCTTTCTGCGTGAATCATCCAATGATATTTTTCTGGACGAGAGGTGGGTAGTGTCGAATCATCCATGCCTTTTGGAAAGCCATTATATCCAACACCCAATATGCGATGTTGTGTATGTATATCGTGGCTACGTTGAGAAATAGCTTTAGCCAACCCTAAAAAATAATCTGTCCAGTCCGGTCTCATATTCTCATTATATCAGATTTTTGGGTTTAGTCAAGCCATCCTGTAGATATTTTTAATAGTTCTTCCGTATGCTCTATATATGGTCGAAAATAGGAAGATAATTCATCTATATGTTCATATGTAATTTCCTGCCTAGAATCAAAATACGTTTTCCAAAAATCACTTCTATTATCTTTATAATAACTAATATTTGATGATATATCCTCTATATTTAGAAATTTAAACATTTGCTTACAGTATTGTTGATTCATATTTTTATAGTCTTCGTATATAATGAACATCATATTTTGTGAATCGATCTTATTTTGCATATTTATTATATGCTCTGGATATAAACTCCAATATATAAGATGATGTCTACGTTTTTCTTGTAATATTTTGTCAATACAATTTGGAACACCTTGAAAAAATTGAGATTGAAACAACCATCCATCTCTCCACTCTGTCGATATTGATGATAAAAATTTATCTTGCAATTGCTGATTATGTTGTAATTCGTATTGAGTTCTAAAGTGTATATATTGAGATATCATTCTATCAATAGGATTGCGTAAAATCGTTATAAATTTAGTGTTACTTCTACAGCATTTTAGTATTCTGTCTAATGCTAGATTGTGACTGAAATACGTAGACGAACCCTCATATTTTATTTTTGGATTTTGTGTGTCTGAACATTGGAAAAAATCATTGTATTCATCTATCGTCATTTCTTCATAAAATCTTGCAAAAAAATTAGGTTCTTTGATTCTGGATGCACAAAGCTGTGGATGTTGTTGTAGTATTCTATACAAAGCCGTTGAGCCTGTTTTAGGTGGGGAGTATAGGAACATATTGGTATCTACCATATTTGTCATAGCATACCTTTCAATGTATTGTAATAACCGTACCATATTTTGGTGGCTAGTTCTTGGTTGTTATTTGCATAGTGCCATGGTTTTATCCTACTCGAAAAATGTAAAATGATAGGACTACTATCACCATCAAGTTCTGCACGATGTAGCAAGTAGTTGTATTTGATAGGTAATTTGTCCCAGTATTTATCAAAACCTATATTTAGAGCGCATTGATCATGGAAAAATAATCTATCATAATCTACCAAAGCTCTTAGGGTTCTATCGATACAGGATTGGAATGCTGAATTATTCAGATTTACCAATAGAACTCCGCTATTAAAATAAAAATCCAACATATTAGTCTGCTTACTCTGTAACAAAAGATCCTCATGGCTCAATTCTTCGCAGGCATAAAGTGTCTTTTCTTGGTGTTTTTCAAACAGTACCAATAAAGAGGACATAACAAGTGTGTCGCAATCGAGATACAGCGTCTGGTTTTGGTTTATGTGTTTATGGATGTGGTTTAAGGCAAAAATTCTGTAGTATGCGGATTTGTCTAATTTATTTATTATTGTGCCAGTATTTCCATAATCTGATTTTAAATACAGGTCTACGTTAACTGGTATAATTGTAAAAGTCTTTATGCCATAATGATGAAAGAGCTTATTAATGGATATCTTATGTTTGGTATCAACGTCACTATCAACAAAAATATAAAAATGAAATGCAGAAATAATATGTAAATTATTTACGATAAAAGATAGTATAGATACCATCATAGCCGAAGCATAATCATTATTACAACAATAAATAATATTGTACTTATCTTGTGTTTTTTCTATGTTTATAAATTTGTATCTTCTAGCGTCAGAAACATGTTTGAGAATTTTATTATGATCTATTTTATTCACAAGATTTGCTAAAATAATTTCATGAATTTGATATTGTATTCGACTCTTATTGCCTTCTAGATTAGAGTAATATTGGTTAAAAGACTCCAATAGCTTTATTGGTATATATTCTCTTTGTATGTCTGTTAATAAGTTTTTATGGAAATTATCGTCTATAACTCTGACCAATCTATCGTCATAGTTTAATTCTGTATATTGATTGTATGTTTGGTAGTATTTATCTATTTGATATCTTTGTGCGTACAATTCTAAAAGTCCATAATAACAATATAAGATCTCATCCCTGGTTATATTGGACTGTAAGGCAGACAATAGTAGATTCTCTATCTTTAATGTGTCAATATAATCGAGATCCTGTAACATTTTTGCATACTTCAGTTTAACCCATGCGTCGGGATTAGGGTTATTAGATATATATTCATCAAAAATTTTCACATATTTTGATAAATCGTGAATCACCAGCTTGTTTGCATCTATCAACGACACAATACTGAATAGTTCTTGCTCTATATTATCCATTGAAAATTTCTATATCTATATTATGGTATTTCTTAATAAAGTTGATTCTATTAATTTCTTGAAATCTTTTAGTACCCCTGGTGATATCGGTACCGCTAGTAGAGCCTTCTGCGTGAATAGCAATACATCTTGGTTCGTATAACGTCTTATATCCTTGAATATGAGCCCTATATTGCCATTCACTGTCTTCATAATACATAGATTCTAATGTTTCATCTAGAGGTCCGATTGCATTTAGAACATCTCTTCTTAAATACAATAAACATCCAGAACAATAACCTGTGTAATGAGGAATATTAAATACTGGATTATTGGGATTTTGGTTTCTTCCTTTATTTTTTCCGTATCCAGAATTGTATAATTCTGCACCGGCTTCTGCTAATAACCCATTAGGATAAACTGTTTTACCTCCCGATGCACATATGTAGTCTGCGCTATAGGCAGAGGAATAGAGGTAGTTTAGCCAGTAATCAGAAACAATTTCTACATCATCGTTTATTAATAATATATCAGAATTTTTATAATTAGGATTATTAATTACTTGGTTATTGGGATAGATGAAAAACGTATTAGCGTCATATTTAATGTACTCTATATTTGATGTATTTTTAAAGTGTTTAGCGACCAGGTTTTTTGTTTCGTTATTGGTGCTATTGTCTGAAATAATAATACTATAGTTTCGATATTTAGTTTTACCTAATAATAAATCCAAACATTTTTTTAATCTGCCTGGTTGATTATATGTTACTATGCTGATAGCTATATGTTTATCTCGTAAAGTATGCATCATAATATTTTTTGCTGCATTTATAGACACCAACAGTTTTAGATGTTTTTGTCCATTTTTACCTAATTGTTTTTGTTCTTTTTTTGTTCTAGAATAAAACCATTGTAATTGTTCTACAAAATCTTTGGTATTATTAGCTATCAGTCCGCTATGTTGGTGCGTTAAGTTTATTCCTTCGTTACCTATATCCGACGTAAGTATCGGCATACCACACATAGCTGCATCACAAATCTTGCCCTTGATTCCTGCCCCCCAATTGAGAGGGGCTAATAATAGTGTATTTTGAGTATATAAATCGGATAAATTATCTATCTTTCCTGTAATAATAATATTAGAAGAATTACATTTTTTTCTGATATCGTCATTGATATTAGGTCCAACTATATATAGTTTAGGTTTATATTTCTTGTATTCTTTTGTTTTGGAAAATTGATTATAGATATTGATTGATTCTATAGCACCATATATATTAGGATAGTGAGCATAATTTCCAATAAAAAAAATATTATTACCTAATTCTATATTTTGTTCCTGATGTATATTGCTAACTATTTTAATGTTGTTATTATATCCAATTTCCTGCTGTATAGCCTTTTTATCATTCTCTGTTACGGTCCAAATTACATCAGCTTTACTATAGCAAAATTTTTCTAACTGTTTTTTTGCGTCTAGTGTTACTTGATCAGATTTAATAAATCCAGCTTTTTTACCTCGTTGTTCTCTTAACCAGTGAACATCTACAGTATCTATAATAGTTTTAATGTCTGGGAAAATATCTTTTACAATATCAAAATACTGTCGAGCTATATCATACCAAGCAAAAATTACATTATCAAATACTAATCCGTTTTTTTTCATATGTTTTAGATGATAATCATGATATCTAGATCGTTTTACGTCTGGCAAATGTACGGGTATATCAATATTTTCTAAAACTTTTATGTGTTCCGGACTATTTGCCCCATTACAAAAAAAATATACGTTGTATGCTAAGTCTTTTTTTAGTATAGTAAGCATTTGCAATAATCTATTACCTCCACTGCTCATATCGTAATCTGGCGCTGTCGGAGCAAAGAACAATAAATTATTGTTGTCTTTCCATATTTCTGCCGATTCTATGCCATCATTTATTATCTTTCCGTGTGTATTTGGAATAGTATACATTCTTTTTTCTCTAATCCCAAACATTAAATAATGTGCTATGGCTCTGTCTTCTGTATCTATTCCATTTGCTTCTAGATCGGAATTGAGAGATAGATATTGTTTATAGTCAAAATCGCTTGGTATGATATTTTTATATTTTGCTATCGAGCTTGGGTTCATGATGTTTTATTTTTGCGTGTTAAATTTTTGGCTTACGTATTGATATGTTTTATGAGCCTTATGTCCTATTAAGAACTTGTTACAATCATACAATGAAAAACCGCCCATATGGCGATTATCTTCTAAAAATTTATCAGTACCAGACTTAACTTCTGGCCAATGAGTATTATTATAATCATCCACAACAATAATACCTTCATGATTTAAAATATTCATGGATAGATTTAGATCATTAATAACTGTGCTATAATCGTGTCCGCCATCTACACTAATAATTCTGTATTGATAATGATTAATTCGCAAACTATCTGGAGATAAGTTTGTTGAGTTATCCGTGATAATTATTGTATTATCTAAATTTTCGAAAACTTTTATCACATTTTTGATAAACATATCTTTGCTTAACTCATGATTAAAATATGTATCAAATAAATCTATGGCGACTATACATTCATCATTTTTAAGAAGTGTTCTCAGAGGAATAAAAGACAGGCCACGAAAAACACCTATTTCTAATATATTACCTCGAATGTTATTATGTGTTTGAAATGTATCTATACGCTCTAGATACTTATTAAATTTGATACTATACCAAATTTCGTCATCGTTTTCCGAGTCTATAATTTGTTTGTATTTTTCTAATAAATTTGTCGCCATAATTTTACCTTATATAGAGTAATATTCTTCTAATACCTCATAGTCTTGCTGTACATAACCGTATATAGCATTTTTAATATCCTCACTCAGCAATTCATAATTTGCATTAGAGCTATTCAGATAATATTCATTTTTAACACCCAAGTAAAATGGATTAGTATCATTGAATGCTAACATGTCTTCAGGATTTTCTTGTCGTATTATCATATCGTATGATTTTAGCTGTTTTTTTGCAGCATCTATCATTTTAGTTCCCGGCGCCAAGTAATAAGTTAGGTAATTTGTTGTAAGATTTTGTATCATTGGTCCAAATTTGTCAATTTGCTCAAAGGCTTGAGTATCGTCTATGTCGGTAAGATCTATGTTGTGGAAAAACTTAATATGACTTATAAATCTATTGATAGGATCTCGTATTAGTAAAATCTTATATACTGTGTCATCACTTAAGTCTCTAAGTCTTTCAAACGTTTGAGCATAACTATGATCAAAAAATAATACCGTATTTTGATGAATAACATCTATTAAATACGGCCTGTAACTTATGCACACATCTGCGTGTGTAAATCCGGATATGTATTTGTGCTTATCATGAAAATATTGATTATCTATCAATGCTTCGTTTAATGCATATCTAAAGCTAGAACCACCACATCTTGGGATATGTGTTACTATTAAGTATTGTTGCATATGTTTTTATCCTTGTCTGATATGTGTATAATTTCTGATGGCCATTTTATATCATAATCTTTATAACAATATGTTTCGTCTAATTTTGGATTATATTCTTGATTTTGTTGATATATTAAGATACTGTCTTCTAATGCTAAAAAAGCATGTCCGCAAAATGGAGGAATGTATAGACTATTTAGAACAACTTCGCTTAAGCATATTCCAAAATGCTGATTGTGTGTTTTACTATGAGGTCTCAAATCAACACAAACATCATATACTGTACCCTTTACGCAGGTCACATACTTGGCATATGGGGTTCTGTGTATGCCTCTCAGGACCCCTTTCTTTGAAAAGCTGTAGTTTGACTGAAGGGGTTTAAACAAATGCTCTGTGGAAGAATTTTTAAAAATTTCACTAAATATACCTCTATGATCTTCGAACATATCCGGCTCTATCCAGAAGCAATTATCGATATGTGTGTTGTGCTTTTTCATGGCGATAATATGTGATCGCTATTAATATCTATATAAGAGTGTACATGATCTGTTGAACCAAAGTGTTTGCTGTAGCTATATTCGTGATTTTGTCCTATTCTAGTACATCTGGAGATCATTGGGCATAACGAAGTTAAACCATTTTCCCTCATATAATAGCCAAACCTCGAATCTCCGTTAGACTTTTCTCCACGAATATGTCCATATTTGTCCCATATGTGTTTTGATATAGCAAAATCTGTGGAAGATATCCAATCTATATGTTGTTTTTTATTAGCATACTCCGCTATATTATTTAAAGAAATATCTGGGTGTTCGAATATGGGACTTATGCAGTATGCAAACTCCTCTGGGGCATTTTCTATAGTTGTTACTAAATATGTTAGGGCATCTTTGTTAACTAGTATGTCATCTTCTAAAAATAAAATCCATTCTGTTTTTGTAAACATGTGATCTATTAAAAATTTACATGATGCTGCTGGGCCAAGATTATGGGGTGTGTGGATAATTTCTATGTTCTTGTATATGTTTGTTGTGTTTTGTTTATAAAACTCAATATATTCTTTTACTTGGCGGTTCATATCTAAATATTGAGAAGGATAATTAATAAGATCCATATGGCTAGATATTGAATCGGCACATATGGTCAAGGTATAATTGCTGATCTGGTTACATCTTTCTAGTTTATCTAAACACAGTCGCAATGTGTCTAACTTAGAAAATGTTAGCACCCCTATGCTAAGATCAATCATCTAACACCCATCCTATCGTTTTTCTTAACGAATCATCAAAACTTATAGGTTGCTGCCAACCCATATCTCGTAATTTGCTACCATCTAAACTGTACCTTCTGTCATGTCCTGGCCTGCTCTTCTCAAGATCAACATATTCTAACCTTGGTTCTTTATTCATTAATTCACCAAGCCTTTTTACCATATCGTCATTGTATAATTCTACGTCTCCGACCACATTATAGTGTTCACCAGCTGTGCCATGATGGAATAAAAATAGTGTAGCATTGGCTGCATTTCTAGCGTGTAGCCAGTGTCGTTGTCCTACATATTCTACATTGCCATAACTATCTAATTTAGCGTGTATTTTAACTGGTTGATTTTTATTGATAAGATCTATTGCTAGGGCAACAAATTTTTCTTTATGTTGTCTTTCTCCAAATAGATTCATGGTATATGTATGAATAATGGGTAATTTATAAGTGTTGTGATACGATATTCCCAATGCCCCCTGACCAGCTTTACTAGCACTATATGGGTTACTGGGGCGCCATCTGTCGTCTTCTTTAAAGTCGTAGCCTTCTGGAGCTGGTCCAAAAACTTCGTCCGTTAGATAGTTAATAAACAGCGCTTTGGGCGAATATTGCCTATACCACTCTAAAAGATTAAGAGTTCCAACAACATTATCTTCAACAAATTGTCTAGGATGTATTATGCTTCTGGTAACATGGCTATTGGCCGCTATGTGCGCCACATAATCTACTTCTCCAATAGCTTCAATGCTGTGAGGGGGAAATTCGAATTTCAGATCGTGATAAATTATTTTTATTCTATCAGCATACTGTTTAACGTGCAGGCTATCTACTATTCTCTGCATATCTCCAACATATGTAAGCCTGCATAATGCTATAATATTCCAGTCTGTATTGACGAGTACCTCCTCTACAAAATGAGAACCTAAAAATCCAGCTGCGCCGGTTATTAAAATAGTTTTAGGCATAGTATTTTCTGTACCATTCTATGGTTCGTGTTAAGCCTTGGTCAAGAGAAACTTTTGGTTTCCATAATAGTAGATTTTCAGATCTCGATATGTCTAAACATCTTCTGGGCTGACCATCCGGATAATTCTGATTGAAATAAATTTCCCCGCCATATCCCATTATATTTTTTATTTTGATCGCCAAATCTTTGATAGTAATTTCTTGACCGGTACCAATATTAATAATGTCTGGCTGGTTACAATTGATAACAGCTGATTTTATAGCGTCTGCGCAATCTTCCACGTATAAAAATTCCCTGCTAGCATTACCTGTCCCCCAGATTTCCACCTTGTTTACATTGTGTTTAATTGCATTTTGAAACTTTAGAATCAATGCAGGTATTACATGGCTGGAATCTGGATTGAAATTATCATTAGGGCCATACATATTGACCGGAATTAAATTTATACCATTAAAACCATATTGATCATGATAAGATTGAATCATTTGTATTAATGTTTTTTTAGCTATACCATAAGGAGCATTTGTTTCTTCTGGATAGCCATCCCATATATTTTCCTCCTTAAAAGGAATGGGGCAATACTTAGGGTAAGAACAAACAGTACCGATCATAACAAATTTATCAACATTATATTTTTTTGCCAACCTAATAACATTACATCCCATGACTAAATTATTCTCTATAAATAGTCCAGGGTTCTCTTTGTTTGCCCCAATACCACCAACTGTAGCCGCAAGATGTATGACTATATTGGGTTTGATGTCCATGTACATTCTTTCTGTGTCTTCATAAGACATCAAGTTATACATAGAGCTGTTGACAGCATGCACCATGCCCAAAGAATGCATGTTAACACATACTGCTTTACCTAAAAATCCTGTTCCTCCAGTAACCAGAATGTCCTGCATAGTACTATCGCTTTTTATCCTTTACCTTTTGTTAATTTATTGTATACAACAATACACAGAGCAGATCCTACTATGCCCATAAATACACCTGATGGCTCAAGTGCTGATTGTTGACCGAGTAAATATAAAGCAGCCCCTCCAGCATAAGATCCACAGATACCTAAAAATATTGTTTTGACAAACCCAAAATTTTCTTCTCCAGGAACCACAGCTTTTGCTATAGATCCTACAAAAATACCATATACGCACCATACTAAAACACTGAACATAGTAATTATTCTCCTATAAGATAAGAACACTCCTCCGTGCTTATTGTTTCTCCATAATCTAAAATAGCATGCATCAATGAGTTTCCGTATTTTCTATAATCTTCTCTTTTCATTTCGTTTCTAATGAGTTTTTTGATTCTCATTTTCGTATACCAGCCACGACGCTTGCTAAGCTCTTTGACCGTCTCCGCATAAAAATTTACCTGATCATCATTACTTGAAAATGTTTTTTTATTATTACACTCTTGAATAATTCTGATAGTTGTTAATATAATGCTAATCATGCCTATGATTAATATAATACTACCATATTCTTCTGGCAAATTAGAGGATTTGATAATTTGTTCAGCAATTTGTTTCACTCTTTCATTATTTTGTTTCATTGCAAATCCTATGACAAAGATGATTCTGGTTGGTATATGCCAACATTAGAAGCATGAGATGGAGCCATGATAATAGCAGAATTGATGACACATCCTGCTGCATAGTAGTTTCGGTATGTTTGATTTGGTAATACTACTCTAGTGTCATTACCTCTTTGGTAAGTTTTAGTAGAAATATCAAATTCGCCAATATACAAACATCTTTTTGGTATTAATACTAGTTTTTTACCGATGTGAATTATATCTCCAAAAGCATCATCATACGAATAACTATTTTCTACAGGGTATGTATTGATTGTTTCGTTATTTATGTTATAAACAGACACGCCTCCATTTTTGTAAATAATAAATATTTCATTGTTGACCTTGACCAGTCTACCCAAAGAATACGGAACAAGATTTGTACTAATATGAGTAGATATAGAATCTTCGTCAGTATTATATATAGAGAAAGAGTAACCGGCGAATGGTACTAATAAAATTTCATTTGATGACACTTGGCATGCGCTAGAAAATTTTTGAGGTAATAAAGATGAGTCAAAAACAATATTGCTAGAACTTATTGATATTGTATTAGAGTCTATATCATATATAGCTATATTTTTTGCTGTTTCTGGTATAAGGTAAACCTTATTGTTCATTTTGATGCAGTCTATGAATCTTCCATATATTGGATTCTCTGTTAATACAGAGGTGACCGAGGGACCTAATGTAAAATTATTACTGGCTATTTCGTATAAACCTATATGGATCGCACGATATGGACATAAGAAGATATATCCATTATCTAGATTAATAGCACGACTGTAGGCACTTTGGCCCGCGTTATGTGCAGGTCCGTTGGTATAGCTATCGGATGCATAATCATATATTCCCAAAAATTGGTGTTGCATTGGAGCCAGCAGGGCTTTGCATGTGTTTGGTATATTGATAATATCTGAAAAGCTACCTGGTATATCTGTTGATAGGTCTGTAGGATCGCTTACAGATATATTATCAACAATATCTCCTTGTGAATATTTGTGTATTATATAATTGTGAGGTATCGATGCTCGGCAGCCACCGTTGATATTTTCTATCATTTATTCAATGCTTATGCTAGCACCCATAGAGCCGGATGTGTTACTGTAATAATAAATAGTATTAGGAGTATTAGCTATGACTGTTAATTCTGTATAGCTATTTTCTGTACCGGGAGTTCCTATATATCTTACACCGGATGAGATGGTATTATTGCTAATATTGTCAGAGCTATAAGACAATTGAAATAAATGTTCTGTATTGCTAGTATCTGATTGGTAGAATCTGTATACCGTAGTGTCAGATTTGTCTATATTTATATCTGGCTTAGTAACACCATCTACTGTAAAAGCTGTTCCGCTTACAGCAATGTCAAAAGACGAAAATTTTACGTTAAAGTTTTCATCTATCCTGGAATCTACATAAGGTTCTAAAATTATAGTATCAAACTTGTAGTTTTTATACAATATCGATACGTCATCCCCCGTAAAAACGTTACCGTCGTAGATTAGTTGTCCAACCATATTGAGGTTGCATGGAGACGAGGTTGGTGTCGGTGTCGGTGTAGGCGTCATTGTAGGAGTTGGTGTGGGTGTTGGAGTAATTGTAGGTGTAGGTGTTGGCGTAGGTGTTACAGATTGAGTTGGTGTTACTGTGGGGGTAACGGTGGGAGTTGGGGTTACTGTTGGCGTAACGGTCGGAGTCACAGTCGGAGTCGGGGTGGGCGTAGATGTTGGCGTGGGAGTAGGTGTGGGTGTTGATGTTGGAGTAATGCTTGGTGTCGGTGTAGGGGTTGGGGTTATTGTGGGAGTTGGGGTTGGCGTAACCGTGGGAGTTGGAGTAGGCGTAGGTGTCTGTGTCGGGGTGGGTGTTGGGCTTACACATACTGGGGGTAATTGACCATCTCCGTTTGATTGAGCGGTTACTGCTGTAGGAGCAGAATCGTACTGAGTAGCATATGTCCAATATTTTGACGAATCAGGATCATAAAAAGCTGCCTTATACCACTCATCTATTGAAGGTATCCAAAAAGTAGCGCCAGGCTGTTTGGAATATAGTCCATTTGTTGCTCCGTTGAGATTATAAGCACCTGTTTCAGTTGTAGAAGACGTTTGACTACCGGTGCTTGGCATTCCGTTATGTAACCAGTTGGCGAATCTTGCTGCTCTAAACCAATTAATATTGCTAACCGGCTTATTGGACATATTGGTAGATATGTTATATGTATAACTGTTACTAAATCCGGATCTGGTAATACCCACCATATTAGCAGAATAAAGGGAGTATGAATCAGTGGCTGCAACACTATTCAAAAATGCTACATATTCAGATATTGTAACGAGATATGTTCCAATTTTATAGATATCATTAATAGAGCCATAGCCGTTTGTATCGGCCATATTACTAGCATCGCTTACTGTCTCTAAAGATATTAGTGAGCTTACGGATGATGAACTTGCTGCTATTCTAAATCCTATCATAGTATTAGATATAGAGGGACTGAGCAGCAAATTATTATTTTTGGATAAATCAGATACATTACTAGAAAATCTACTACCCCCAATAATAATTTTACTAGATCCAGAAATAGTGTCTGTAAATTCGTACAATAAACCGCTCTGATCATAAGTACCATAGTAGCTAGCAGCGCCGTTAGTACCTACTGTTGTTACGTTGCCGTCTATATTATTCCAGTCGGTGTTGTTATTATAGTTTGCACTATTACATGTCATATTTTATGGCTCACAGTATTGACAATTGATTTTAGCGATTCCGTCACCGCTTATATACCACCCCTTACCCTTACATACAGGGCACTCTTCTCTCTTATATTTTTCTGTACTGTCTGATTTAGACGATAAAATTTTAGCCCCAACTAAAGTCACTATGGAAGCGGTGCTAAAAGAGGGATTGGAATCATAATTAATATTATGTAGACCGAACAGCAATGGAAAACTAATAATACTGCACATCACGACTTTAATCATCTTTAAATACCTTATCTAGTAAGTCTCTGAGAGGTTGTCTTTTTTTAGGTTTAATCTCTTTGGTTTGTTCTGGTGCAAAAATTTTGATGATAGCTAATATAAAATTAGTAATGGTTTTAATAAGACTATTTAAAGCTATTCTGTCTAATAGTTTCATTATAGTTTACCTATCTTTTCTTTTGGTAATTTATTAATCTCTTCCAGAGATGGAGCATCAACATTCGGATCAAGTGCCCATAAAATATTTTCTGATTTTGCCCACTTATTAATTCTACGTATTGGGACTATTAGATTAAAGGTTTCTCCAGCACCACGCACCAGCATGCCTATATATTCTCCATTAGTTAAAAATACTCCTCCTCCAGATGAACCAGGAAAAGCTGTGACTGTTGTTTGATCGAATAGCACTTTAGTGCTGCTATTAAGAGCCAACATGCGACCTACTTGACTCATAATCCCGGTTGTCATACTATTGGCTCCACTTTCACCTAGTAATGATCCAACATGATATAATTGTGTGCCGAGCGGTAGACCACTATCTTTATTGTCTTTGTGGAATTTTGCTGATACATCAACAAAATTAAATTTTTTGATCATTAAAAGGGCTAGATCCTCACCATCTGTAGCATCACTATATTTGACAACAACAGCGTCCATAGATAACTCGCCAACTGTGGTACCGTCTTCGATTAATTTTTTGACCACTTGAACATCTTTGAATTCTGGCTTTTTAAGCGTTTTTCCTTCTATGTCCAATATGCTTCTTACACTTCTGATGCCCTCTAGCACATGAGCAGCCGTCCATACAAAATTGACATTTTTTTTACCGTCATCAGATTTGATTTCTCGACTGAAAATAACACCACTACCAGAACCTCTTTCGGTTTTGATTGTTACGCTAATATCCTGCAAATAAGAGCTAACATTATTTTCTGCAGTTTGAGCTATAGAAGATGCAAAAACAGATAGTATTAGAGCAGTGCATAGTATTATATTTTTCATCATACATTCCTTTATAAGTAGTCTATAAATCCATAATCAGGAAGCTTTTGCGGTGGAAAACCATTAAAATCACTGAAAGCATAAGCGCCATTTTGTCTCAACATACCCTCGGCCACATCGGCGTGTATTAAAAAAGAACCATCTGGGATAGGTCCCCATTCTGGATGGCCCCCGTCGTTCCATTTACCCCAGCTATTTTGGACTAGAAAGGCCGGCTCTCCATTAGTATCATCGCAAGCCGTCCATGCCATCGCGTGGGCCCATGACCCACTTTTTCGTGCAAATCCCTTGCTATCCCTACGATTAGAAAATCCATAACCAGAGCATACACTTAAACCATACCCATTGGCTAATGCGTCTCTAGCTTCTTCAACTGTTCTAATTAATGATACAGTACGAATTTGGTGATTGTCCGCTTCATCTATTACATTATCTGGCAAGCCTCTAGATCCCCACTTAGCACCCATGTTACCATTATATTTGCTAAAGTCTGCTACACCGGGATAGTTTTTACGAACAAGAACACCACCGGTTTGACTTACAAACGTAGCTGCCCTACTACAACTCATACCTTGACCACCATGACCTCTACAGCCATAAATAGCTTCTGTGGCACCTCTAGCAACCCAACTTTCTTTGTCTCCTTTAATATCGATTTCTACTGCTCTTGTTACATCACAGGCGTTGCGGGTAGCATGAGAGACACAATTATTAATACCGATACCATTACATATAAAATTATGATCTTTTTCTACTTCGATACAATAGACAAAATTTTCTTCTGGCTCAACAATATTTATATCGACTATTTTGATCATGCAACCTATTGTGTTTTTAAGTGCAATTTCTGTAACATATTCTGTTTTTGCGCAAGCTATATGTTTACTCGATGAAGATATTAATTTAAATCTATACACATCTTGTCTGTGGTCATCATGAGACATATCTTGTTTAGATATAGAAAAATTGAGATTGACATCATTGGCAATCTTAGCAAAATCAAGTGTTAAATTTTTAGAAACACTAGTTGCAACAGCTTGGTATCTGCCTTGATAACCGTCTCCATCTAACCATCCCTTAATTAGTGCTAATTTATTTTGTTTTGTTGTAATAAATAATTCTTTTCCTAAACGTTTTGTATAAGTGTTACCATCGACTAGATGCTTGAATAGATTGGCAACAAAAACGCTATTTATTCTAGCATAAATCACCGTTGGTTTAGATGGAACTTGATAAATATGAGCATCGATATCAAAAATTTCTTTTATATACGAGCGTACTTGTTCAGCAATAACGGCCTCGTGTCCACCTAGATTAAAGGTAACCCGTTCTGCCTTACCATCAACGCCATCAACCCCACCTTCTGCTGCATACAAGCCCAATAACCAACATAATTTTTCATTAAGATCAACATATCTTTTTATCTGACATCTACTTCCTTTTGCTCTTATATATCCATTTTCTACAGGTTCTAATCTAAGTTTTTTGTGGTCTGTATTTTCATCTATGATTTCCCCATCATAAAAATTAGACATGTCAAAGATTTTATTCTCTTCATAATCAACTTGTGGCATAAATACACTATCTCCCACTTCTAATAATCCAATAGCTTTTGTCTTCATTGTAATATTGTCAACAATATATTTATGATCTGGTGTTGAAGCCACTTTTGTATGGTTAGATAAAGTTAGTTCAACCATTTTTTTATGGTACGATTTTTTAAAAGTGTTGATAACTTTTCTTTTTTTGCCAAAAGCACTGATCACACATTCTCCAATTTGTATATCTTTAATTTGTTTAGATGATCCATCTGCCATTAAAACTAAGTCACTTCCGTTTTGGCAGTCTCCTGTGGTTTGTCGCTCTATATAAGCATTCTTATCAAATTTCAATACTGATTTGAATGGTGTTGATAACTTACCTTTGCCACTATCTTGAATTCTTGTAGCTCCGTCTTTAAAATATGCATATTTGCTAGTTGACATAAGTTCGTCAAAAATATGCTGCTCCCAAAGACATCCGCTAAAGCCTTTGCGATATTCGTTATATAGTTGATCTGGAGTCATTCTTGGCATTATTTACTACCCTCATAAAAAGCCCAGCTTAAAGCCCTAAATACATCAATAGACTTTGATCGTAATTGATCATCGAGTATAACATCATCTTCTCCTATAGCAGATACAACCAACCCTTTTGCTGCTTCAGCTAGTCCTGGGTATTTATCCTTTATGTTTAATCTTAGCATTTTACCACTTAAGCTGTTTGCTTCTCTGATTGTAGCTGTGTCTGTAATCACCTTATCTTCATTATCTAGCTCTATTAAAATTGACATATCAGAATAAAGAGATGATAGTTTTAAAAAATCAGACCTTTTTGTAGAATCATCAGCCTCTTCTAATATTGATATAATTTTTTTAGCATTATCTAATAAGGTTTGATCACTAGGAGCATCAGTAACATAATTCTCAACAACTGCAGCAGGACTATCAGGTACTATAGAAGAAGAATATTTTCCATATAATCCTAAGCCTAATAAAGCAATTCCTATTATTAATATTGAATTATTCTTCATTGTTTTCTTCCTTCTTTGCTGTTATATCCTCACAAACCATTGGTGAAAGATAAGGAAACATTTGATCAGCAACCTCTACCGCTTTCTTACATCCACTTTTTTCTGCAAGGTCCCTTGTTTGTTTCCATGAAACCACTAGATCAAAAAATAAATTGGTGTCTTCTACTTGTTCTTTAGAAGAATCTACAATTTCTTTTATTTTGTCAGCAAAATTACTGTCTGTATTATTTGAATGTTTATTTTTAAGTTTATTTACAAAATCTAAAATAAGTTTTTGTATAGGGCTTAATTGGTCCTTAAATAATACCCACAAAACCACACCAACACCAGCATATAATGCAAGATCTGTTGGTCCTAGTCTGCTACTAAATTCATTGAAAGTTTCTGTAAAATTCATTTTTCCCTCACTATTTTTTTGATGTCATTAATAAAATCGGATATAATTTTGTTGTCGCTTGTCTCAGACTGAGCTTCAATACTATCTTTTTTGTTAAATACTCCTATTTGTCTGAATGTTGTTACCATAGCATCAATACCAGAGCTAACTAGCATCATGAGCACAGTCTTGAGATATCCGTGCATAATGACTTCTAATGGGGTTGGAATCCACGGTACATCAATATACTTAAAAATTTCATCATAAAATTTACCGATTAATTCCATGGCTAATTCTTTTTTTTCTGGACTGCTTAGATCGTTACCCAGATTTTCTATAATCTGTATTACCGTAGCAGTAAGCAGCTGTAATATTTTCCATACTTCTGCGAGGGCAAATGTCCTGACACTAGATGCTGCTTTTTTTGTTTCTATAATAAGATTTTCTATTTCATTTTTGATTAATTCTTGTGTTGTTGTACTCATATTTCACCTCAAATAATAATATATTGCTTTATACTGTTAAATATAGATTCACCCACACCATTGACATTTACGATTTCCTCTATTTTTTTAAATCGACCCTCATTGTGACGATACTCAATAATAGCTTGTGCTGTAATCGGTCCAATATGTGGTAATTGTATAAGTTCACCTAGTGTTGCTGTATTTATATTAATTTTACCATAACTTTTGTCCACACCAACATAATCTTCTAACTCTTTACGAATATTATCTTGTTCTTTTTGTCTGGTTCTTTCGTATTCTATTTTTTCTTCTTTTCTCTTACGAATATATCTAGATAAGACCATAGCCTGGCCACCCAATAAAACTATACTCTCAGTCACATGTGTAAAAACATCGGTTAAATTATCTCTAGTATCTGGCTCATCTATAAAACCGAGTAAAAACAGACCGCTAAAGACAAAGCTAACTAAAGTAAACCAAAACTCAGTTGTTTTATATGGAGGTTTTCTCATGCTTTATCCATTATTATGATGAGGTATCTCCAGAATAATATCTAGGGTTGTCGAATCTGTCGCCATATTTAGCTAATAATTCAGCATCAGAGGGCCCTAGTTTTTCGTATTGTCTAGAAATACCTGAAGCGACAGGACCAGTGGGTAAGACTATGGTAGTTATAGTACCATTTTTTACATTACCACCATCTGAAACAGCAACATCAGCAGCCATAATATCTCCTTATGTGTAAAAGTACTAACCTTATCTAAGATACACCATAAGGCAATTTACAGACTTTTCTCGATTCTCGTTTCTATATTTTCTAGTGTTTTGCCCAGTGTTGCTATCTGTATTTTTAATTCGTTCATTACTTCTGTGTTTTTTTCAAGAGTTTTTGACAACATATTTTGCATTTCTTTATTCGAGTTTAGTCTTTCCATTATTAATTGTCTATCTTGAACATATGCTGATTGAGAGGCATTTTTCTCAATCATTTTTTCAACTTCGTTTCTTGTAACTAAATTTTTGATAAAAGTTGTCCAAAAACCTATAAGGGCAATAATTATACTAACCATAGATGTGGTTAGGTTTTCAAAAAAACTACCTAAGGTATTTGGATCATGATCATTCATTAATTATCACACTCGTAACACATACCTAGAATTTTAGACCAGAAACGACATTTCGGAGGTTTTTCTACTGGCCAACATTTACAACAGTTTTCTAGATTAATATATTGCTTATTCTCTTCGTAAAGAGATCTGTCAAAAGCTTTAGCAATTTCTTCTTCTGTTAATAACAGATCTAGGCATCTATCATCTACTGTGATTGTGGCATGTTTATACATATTATTTCCTTTATATTAAGAATATTGTCCTACTATCTATTAATACACCTTATTTATGTTTGTTTTTCGTAAATATTGAATGTTACAAAGCGATCTTCATATAAGCTATAATCAATTGTAGGCGCTTCGAAAGGATAGGGATTAGTGATCAAATCTGGTTGTTCTGTACTATTATTACGTATATCAAATTTCACACCATGATATTTTTTATGATTAGATTGTAGACCAAATACTGAGGGTTTATTAAGAAATCCAAATACTATATTGGAAGCCATAGCTATATGTTCAAAAGATGGTGTGATGGTTATTTTATTATAACTACCATAAAAATACAACAAAGCATATCCGCCAGAACTGGTAATAGTAAGATTAGAAGCAGACACGTTGGAATAAAGCGGATTATTCAATAAAGTAAAATTTTCTGAAAATGTAAGCGTTTGAGCTGTAGGCTCAGGAAAAGTACCCCCGAATTCCATACCAGGATCTCCTATGGGTCCAATTGCTAATATAATATTTCTAACAACATTACTAAATAACCATGTTTTTGGCTCTTCCCAAACTGCCAATTGATTTAAAGTATCTCCTCTAGGCACATTTAATTGAGAAAATGCCTTACTTTCATTATTGTCTAGAAAATAATAACGAAAATAATCAACTAAATTTTTATTGTCTAATACCCAATTATATGTTTCTGTATTGAATCTGCTTTTGCTAATAATAATATTTTTAGCATTAGAAGCGTCTAGTAATTTAGTATAGTTTGTTTCTGCAGAGGTGCCTGATGAATAATAACTATCTGAAAAATAACCATAAATAAAATCGTTCCATGTAGCTATATCATTCGGTGTTTTTATTGATGGCGTATTGTATGCAAAATCTGGGTTGACGTTAAAATTTACCATTATTTTTATTACTTTCTTATTGATCAATTAGTCTGATGGAAACGGGTATCCGCCATATAGTCCTGCATTTTCATCGATACACTCAATTTTTGTACCATTATAGTAGTATACATCCATATTTCCTAGTGAGTTTTTCGTTACTGTAATTACTGCTCCGTTTGGTACGTCTATATTAGTTTTACATCTTCTTGGTTCGCACATACCTGGACATGTATTAGTACTCAATTGGAAACTACCGCAACCGCACGGCCACGCACCACCTTCGCCACCTGTACCACCTCCCGTTGTGCCACCACCTGCGCCATCTCTACCACCACAGCCTGAGATTGTACTGATAATACCCCTACAGCCGACATTGGGTCCGCAGTAACCCATTATTAAGCCTAGAATATTACACATAAGCTATTGCCCCTCGCTACAAAAATCTTCTATTGTTTTACCTGTTGGCAAAGTTGTACCTCTAGTAGATACACTATTGCATATATTTAGTTGATTAATATTAGGATTAATTAATTTGCTATATTTAATATTACTATTTGTGATTGTGATATGATGTAGTAACGCTGAAGAAAAATCTAAGTGATTCAGATCACATTCTCTCATGATTAAATTTTGAAAACTTGCATCTTGTATATTTGACTCTAAGAAATTGGTTTTATCAATTATGTAGGTATTGTTTTCTTGACAAAATAAGGATTGAGATAGATCGGTCTGTGTAAAATCAACATTATATATATTGCAATTACATATAGATGCCTGAGGCATGATGGACTGTTTAAAGGTGCTGTTGTTTATGGTGGAATAGTTAAAAAATATTAAATGGTTAGTAGATCTTTCAAACGAACAATTGTCTAGTGTTGTATCTAAAACGTATAGCCTATTAATATCACTATAGTTATAATAAGAATTTAAAATATGATTTTTATTAAATGTTGTACCAATTATTTTACATGCGTTAAAATTACAATGGTTAATATTTGTATTATCTATTCTTAAAGTGTCATAAAGACAGTTATTGCTAATTAAATTAGTAAGATTACTATTGTTGATAGTAAGATTATTAATAAAGCTATTTGATATATCTCCATATTCTATCTTACCGTTATAAAATATACAATTATCCCATGATGTGTGAGTTAAATCACAATTTTGAAAAGAACAATTAATAAATTGCACGTTGGTAAATTTGCTATATGAAAGCTTTTTACCATCAAAGATCGTATCTCTAACTATTAAATTAGTAAAATTTTGTTTCTGTAATATACTATTAGGATCTATCATAATATTTCCGGTAAAGGAGGTAGTGTCGTATCAAAAAACGGAGGGGGACAATAGAATTCAACCTGGTTATTATCTCGTCTTATTCGTGTAATGTTGTTAGAAATGCTATTGATTAAATAAAACCAACTATCTGTAGCTATAACAACATCAGATAAACCGAGACCAGAATTATCAATGATATCTATAATTTCATTTGTGTTTGGATCTATGATAGTAATATTATTAGCTTTGCTCGATATAATTATTATTGTGTCATTTGCTAATGCAATAGAATGCGCCCCAGAACTAACAAATAAAGTTTTAATCAAATTATCTGTAATGATATCGTATACATATAATGTATTTGTATTGTCTAAAGCATAAATTTTGTCACGGTCTATTACAAAATCTATTATATTGCTAGGTAGTGTAATTTCATCGACTATATTGCCGCTTGTCGTATCTATGATAAAAACAGTATTATTATTTGTGTTTAATGAGTATATTTTGTTATTTTCTATATATACAATATCTGATTTTTCATCATAAATTTTTGAAATACTATACGTATCTGGCTGCAAGCCATCAATGTTGATTTTATAAATACCATTATCAGTAGCTACATAAAGATTTTCATTATCTAAAATTGTCTCATTAATATTATCTTTTATTTCTATAATACTATTAATTGTGCGACCCGCATTACTTGTATCTATGATAGATATAGTATTATCTTCATGTGTTATCGCTAGGAGAGAGGTATCGTTTATATTGAGTATTGAATTTATTTTAGAGGAATTATTTAAGATTAATAATCCTTGAATTTTTAGTGTTTCAGAATCTACTATAGATATTGTATTATCCTTATTAGTTACATAAATATAGTTTTTATCATTAACACTAACTAAAACCCCGCCTGTTGGTTGTGATAAGTATGTATTGACGTTAAAACTTAGATTCGTTATGTCGAAAGATTGTGAAATGATTGATGATGCAAGTGAGTCTAGAGTGTTTTGCGGGTTATTCTGATTAACGATATTTTCTAAGCCTGCAACATCTCTGATAGTAAAAAATGCGCCGTCGGCACCGTTTACCGGATTAAAATAGTCTTTATCTGTGATTGTATAGTTAAATACAAGTATTGCTCCTGTTTCTGTATCTATTATGTCTGATAATATCAGTTCTATATTTTGGTGATACAGATTGTTACCAAATTCTATAAGTAGTTTTACATTTTTATATTTATTAGGATTCAAATTATTGATGGGTTGATCCAATATTATTTGTAAAGAAAATATATCATGGGTGCTATATTGTCTATTAGAAATAGTAATGTTTGTGTTGGTAGAGAATACTTCTCCTGAATTGATTTTATATTTTTGCTGTTCAGTTAAATATAGTCTGACATAATTATTAGCATTATATCTTTCCTCTCCGTCTACAACTCCGTCGTTATTGTTGTCGAAAGCAATTTTAGCATTCTGAAAAAAGCTTATCACTCTGAATGGGGATTTGCTGATGTCTTTATCTGTGACAGTGTGGCTAAATATAATCTTGGTAAATGCTTTATTAGACGACGAACGCTTGTTTACTGTGGTTGAGGTAGCACCTATGATATTTTCTTCGGAATCTGTAATGACGATATTTACATCATGTGTATCGTCTGATAATCCTGTTAGTGATACGCTAAACGTTCCGTCTTGGTCTACAGTTGTTGTGTATGTTTGCGTGTCTGTACTAGCGGTTACTGTGGAACCGGGCGATGCGGATGTTTTACCGGTAATAGTTGGCGAATCACTATCAATGTTAATAATTTTGTTAATAACATCACCTGTATTTGGATTAAATCCGCTTTCATCAAAAGGAGATAGCTGATTTTCTTTATTGTTAAAATCAGGATAAATATTAATTAGAGTATTATCTTCAGTGTAAATTTGCATATAAGTGTCTGCAGAAATAACAAATGGTAGATTTGACTCATAAGAAAATTCTATTTTTTCGCCGGTAGTATAATAATCGACATTGTTAGGTGTTGAAATCTGGGATGTTCTCGTTTTGCCTACCGGATCATCAGGATTTATAGGTGAACAAATACTATATAAACACCCTTTACTATCAACAAGATTTAATTGCTCGTAGCCATCTAAGCAAACGATTGGCTGTATACGTGGGCATTTACATGGTACACATACAAACGTATCACAACCATTTATGTTTTGCTTGTCTATAGAACATGTATTTTGTGGACAGTTTAATATATCAAAATCACATTTACAAGGTACGCATGTATAAGATGTTGGGCAGCCTGTCTTTGTGTCTATATTTACTTTTATATCACAAGTATTTATTGCGCATATAGGCATAGGTACCTTTGGGCAATCATTATTACATGGAACACAGTCAAAACCTATTACGCACTGTTGATTATTATATATGGGATTTACTTCTTTTATGCAGGTATCTGGGCAGACCGGAGGTAGGACTTCTGGGCAGGAGTTGCAATTTAAGCACCTATAACCAATTATACAGTCTTCTGAGTATTCCGGTATTACATCACAGTCTGCCGAACATTTAATGGGATCAGGCACTGGCGGACAGTCACAATCGCACTCATATCCTATTACGCATCCATCCTCATTGGTAATATTTACAGTTTCGCACTCTCCGCAGTCTATAGGTTGTGGAGCTGACGGACAATCACAATCGGCGCACTTCCAGCCTATTGTGCAT